TCGTCTTCGCTGAAGTCGTACCACCGGTAGAGCCCCGACGCCGGGTCGACTTCGCCGTAGCCTTGGTACTCTTGCTGCGGCGGGCCGCTCGGTTCGGGGCCGGCACTTCCGGGGGTTGCCCCTGCGCGTTCCAGACGGCCTCGGCGACCTCGAGGTTGCGGTCGCTGAGGTGGTAGGACAGGAGCGTCTGGAAGACGGCGTCGAGCTGCGCGCCACTGCAGTCGTCGGCAATCATCTCGTCCCGCGTCGCGCCGAACATCTCGGCCTTGAGCGCGGTCTCTTGTTCGCTCGTGAACGCCACTGCGTCGACGTCGCCGCCGAAGCGCATCGTCTGACCGACGATCTCCAGCAGCAGCCACGACTCGCCGGACACGTCGCCGGGGAAGGCGTACTGCTTCCCCCCGATAGGCAGCACCAGTGGCTTGACGGTCAGGAACTCGTCCAAATCACGGAAGGCCATTGTCTGCCTCCCGGCTTAGACGGTGGCTGCGGGATGCGTGATCTTCGAGAGCAGACCGCTGCCGCTGAGGGTCAGCTTCACCTTGTCGATAGCCTTGTTGTCGCCGCCCGCGGGAGCCCACTGCACAGAGGCGAAGCCGCGGTAGGCCTCGACCTTGGGGCCGCCTTCGGTCATCTCGAAGATGCGCGCGTCGACGCGGTTGAGGGCGCCGAGCTCGAAGCCGGCGTCACGGCAGATCTCCTGCCCGTCGTCATAGGCGGTTGGGTCGTTTTCCTTGGTCTTGCGAAGCAGGGTTGTATCGGCCTTCCATTTGCGGCTCGTGGTGGTTTCGGAGCCCCAGCCGGGGCTGTCGAAGTCGCCGTCGTCCTCGGTCGAGGGCTCAATGGCGAAAACGAAGTCGTTTGTCCCGAGGATGTCGACCCATTCGGGGAGTTCGAACGTACCGCCGCCCACACCTTCTGTGTCGTTCACTTGCACCCACCACTTGTGAACGAACGTGCTGGCGCCGAGGGGTACTCTTGCTGCTACTGGCATGGTCGCGCTCCTTTACGTGCGGTTTGCTGACGGCCGATGGGCCGCGACGGAGTAGTTGGATGAGGTGGACCATCTCGAGTTTCCGTCTTGCCCGAGGCTGGCCGGTCCTGACACGCGGTGAATCTGCCCGACCGTGACACCCGTTGAGAGCGTGACGTCGAGCTTGTTCTGCAGCAGGTTGAAGATGGCATCGTCGAGGTCGTCGACCTTGCGCTTGTCGCCGCCCTCGGCGCGGCAGCGAACTTGCACGCGCACCGCCGAATCCGACAGCGCTGGGTCGTCGTCGGAGTCGTACACGGTGAGCGTGATGATCCGGTCTGGCGACTGCGGGATGCTGCCGAGCACGAGTCCCGTCTGCAGCGCGGTGTAAGCGCCGGACGTGTTCCAGGTTGCGCCGAGGCCGTTCGCCGCAAGGTGGACGGCGAGGCCGGTGAGCAGGTTGCTCTGGAATCCGGCGGCGAGGGTCATCCGAGCGCCGCCTTGATCTCGCGGGCGATGAGGTCTTCAACCTTACGCTTCACGCCGGCATCGTTGATTGGCGTCTCGAGGTACTTGGCTTGGCGACCAGCGTCGTGGTGAAAGGTCAGATCCTCATGCTGGATGACCGCGTAAGGCGTGTCATACGAGACGGCGGCCTGTAGCGCACCCTCGTCGACGCTGACGGCCTTGGAGCGCTCCAGCGTGCCCTCTTCGAGCGGAATGACGCGGTCCGACTCTTCGCCGACGTGCTCGGCGCCGAAATAGAGCCCCCGCGCCGCGCCCTTGCGCTCGGAGTCCTTGACCTTGGGGCCGTACCATTTGAGGTGCAGGGTCATGAGCCGCTCACCTCGGCGTGACTCATGCGCCCGCGAAACGTCTCAGGCGCGACGGACAGCACGGTGCTGGCGCGGCCCGCTATCGTAAGGCGCGTCTCGGGCGTGAACATGGACACGTCGTCGGGGTGGACGGTCAGCACCGGCATGTCCACAGCTTCGTCGCCGCTTGCGGTCCTCACGAGGCGACGCTTCATCTGCACGTTGCAAGGCACGACGACGGGTTCGGCGTAGACGGGACCGTAGGAGCCGTCGCCGGCGTAGGTCTCGACGGTGACCGTGTCCTTGAGCATTGACCGCCGAATCTTCATGCGACGCCGCCCTTGGTGAAGTTGACGACGAACGAGTGCATCTGCGCGGTGGCAGCGGTGCGAAGCACGACGCAAAGGGCCTTCGGCCGGTCTCGCCACGGGAACTGCGCGACCATCTTCAGGCCCTCGCGCATGAGCAGATACGGCTGCGCAAGACGCCGAATCTTTACGTCCACAACGATCTCGCCGCAGTCATTCCGTGGCGCTGACACTTCAAGCCACCATGGCGCCTTCTTCACAGCGTCACCGGGTCGCCACGGTAGAGAAAGGCCGCCCGCAGGATGCGGCCTGCACGAGGCGCTAGCACCAGAGGGGAAGCAAACCCCGCCTTGACGTTGCCGATGGTCAGGTCCGATAGCGGCCCCAGCACGTCGTCCTCTTCGTCGCCGGCCAGCCAGAACTCGACCTGCGCACAAGCGGCGTCCCGGAAGGCGGCGATCTCGATGGCGCCCGTGGGCAGGCCATCGGAGTCGTGTTCGTAGACGGCCGTGCGGGTGAAGTCGTCAACGACCTCCCCCGCCCGGTCGATAAGGCGGGGGAGGTCGTCGGGGGTCGTGCCGCCAGCAAACGTGGCGTACTCGGCGCTGGTGGCGTAGGCGGTCATGGTCAGGCCGCCTTACCGACGATCTTGGTCGTGCCGGTCTCAAGGTCGTGTTCGATGGTCACGACCTCGCCGTCGGGCTTCGTGAACGGGTAACGCTCGGTGCGCGCCGCAGCCTTCTTTTTGGGCTTGGGCGCGTTGGGAATCACGACCTCGCTGATGTCACCAAGCTTGGTGAGTATCGGCCCCTTGACTATTCCGCCGGTGGCGAACGGCTCGGTCTTGTCAGTCATCGCCGCGGTCAGTCCTTCTCGGGCTTGGACGCGGCTGTTTCTACGCCGCCCTTGAGGCCCTTGGCTTCGCCGATGTCATCAGCGTTCGGGCGCTGCGGCTTCTCGCCGCTGTGAGGCTGGTAGCCAGACCCGCCGATGCGGTCGCGGTAGTCCCCGCGCTTGGGACCCTCGCCCAAGGCGTCCTCGGGACCCTGCGGTTCCGAAGGGTCGCCCTGCAGCATCGGGACGCCCAAGTCGAGGGCATCGTCGCGGGTCGTGACCCCGCCCTCGCTGTGCTTCAGCTTGTCGTTTTGGGCCTTCGACGCGACGCCTTCGACGGGCTCGGTCTTGTCGGTCTTGTCACTCATGGCGACTCCAGTCAGAGAAGGGGAGGGACTGGTCCCCAAGGCGCGCACCAGTCGCAGCCTTGGGGACCAGCGTGCTTAGGAAGCCAGGACGCCGGTGAGGCGAGCAGCCGCCCGGCCGTGGAACACGCCGAGCCCAACGAACCACTCGAGACGGGTCCGGAAGCACGGCTTGGTGTCGAGCTCGCCGAGGTCGCGGACGTCGAGGGTGCCGTTCTGCAGGCCGGTGACGCTGCCGTCGTCCTCTCCGCTGCCGAACTTGACGGCGTAGATCGAGGAGCAGATGGCGCCGGACGTGTTCTGCGTCTCGGTCTGCGGGATGACGAGCGTGCCGTCGGCCTTGTTACCGATGTCGAGCAGAGGGATGCCGTTGTACTGCTGGATATGGCGGCCGAAGCTGTCAACCGTCTGGTCGTAGGTGGTCAGGCGCCGAGCCGAAGAGGCGATCTTCGCCTTGACGGCCGCGTTCATGTACAGCGCGCCGTTGCTGGCGTTGATGCCGAGCACCGCGGCGATGAGCGCGTCGAGCTGGTCGAAGAACGTGTGGCGGGCGTTGTCGTCGGCGCCAAGGACGGCCAGGCCGTTGGTCGCGGCGGCGATGACCTGAGCACCGGTGAGACGCTTCTTGAGGCCGTCGAAGCTGTTCGCGTCGGCGGCGGTGTCGCCGTTGATGAACGTGTCGTCGAACTTGTAGGCCGCGGCCTTGGCCTTCATGTTGTTCTGCGTGGTGCGCAGGTCGGCGAGGTTGCCGCCGGTCTTGACGAGGAAGGTGTCCACGTCGGCGTCGCCGCCGAGGATGACGATGGACTCCGTCTTGGGGTTCACGGTGCCGGTCGACTCCGCATAGGCGGCGTTCACGGCGCGGAACTCGACGCCCGGCAGGGCCAGTTCCTCGTTGTAGCGGTAGGCGTTGCCGGCGATGTCCTTGAAGGGGATGCGGTCGATGACCGGGCTCTCCTTGACGAACGTCTCGACGATGCCGGGGACGATCGGGTTCTCGGTGAGCTTGTTGGCTTCCGCCAGGGTCAGTGCCATTGCGTACTCCTGTCTCGATGATTTCGATTCCGAGACGAGAAGCGCCAGGCCTCACGTCACCCCGGCGCCAGGCCGGGGGGCTGATTTACTTGTCGGCTTGCGCCGCGTAGTAGTCGCGAGAACGCTGCTGCGGATCGTCGGACTGCTTGCCGGTGGGCGCGGCGCCACCCACGTGGCCGCCTGAGCGGGCCGGCGCGGCGGGGACGGTCTTCAGCGAGGGGTTCGCCTCGACGGCCGCCTTGATAGCCGTCTCGACCTGCGTGGCGAAGTCGTCCGCCGCCGGGTCGATGGCCTCGAGCTGGCGCATGAACGAACGTGAGTCCGTCAAGGACTCGGGGTCGGCGCCGTTCTTGCTGGCGGCGCGCAGGACAGCGTTCTCAACCTGCGTCTTTTTGTTTTCGAGGCGAGCAGCATCACGCTCGTCGGCTGCCGTCTGGGCGGCCTTGGCGGGATCGTCCTCTGGGGTGAGCCCCAGGGCCTTGGCGAACGCATCGAGCGTCGCCTTGTGCTTCTCCTCTGTCTCGCGCAGCTTGACGCGGTAGCCTGCGTCGTCGCCGTTCAGCTTGTCCGCCTTCGCGAGCTTTTCCTGCACCCACTTGGGCAGGCTGGCCACGTCGTCAGGCGCGACGGCAGCGGCGGCACTTCCAGCGCCGGCTGCAGCTACGACAGCCTGGTCAGATGTGGCCTTCGCGGCAGCATCCTCAGCGGCCTTGGTTTCGGCAGCGGTCTTCTCTTCGTCTGTCATGGCGATAGCCTCCTGGGCTACTCGGGGCCGGCGTCAGGCCGACGTGTACCTCTCACCCTTACGCAAAGCGGCAAGGCGAGGCGCGTGCACTTTCACAGGGCGCCCAGGCGCTCGCGCACGGGCTGTCTCTTGGCCGTCGTGGATGCGACGTGGGCCCGTATCTTGGCCTGGTAGGCCCGCACCCGCACGCCGGCTGCTTGCGCCGCTGCGTCATCCATGGCCGCGGCCTGCACGCGCTTGGCGGCGCGGGTCTGACGCTCGAGGTAGCGGAGCTTCGTGGTGTCGGCGTAGCCCTGCGGGTCGGCGACGTCGCCCATGGGGCGCGTGATGCCCTCCTGGTAGGCGCCGACGCTGTGGCGGCAGTTGCAGTGCATGAGGCCGGCGGCCTTGGCTTCGTCGAGGGTGGGGTAGGCGGTCACGGACGGGGCTCGTACTGGATGCCGTGGTCGCCGTCGTGCGGCTGCGTGTGGTCGACTTCGCCGCCGAGGATGTCATCGGGGATGCCGTCGGGGAAGGCGAGGCAGACCATTACGTCGTCACGGCTGATGCCGATGTAGCGTGAGCAGGTCGGGCATGTCCAGAGCTGAGTCACGTTGTCACCTCATGAACGGAAGCGCCCAGTCGGCGATTAGGTCGCGCCACCGTGCGTCTCCGGTAAGTTTCCACATGCGCCAGGCCACGTGCGTCTCGGCGTAGTGCTCAACGGACGGATCCCACCTCTTCGATCTGGAGCCCGCCTCCCCATACTGGGACGGGTAGACTCCATCGCCACGCTTCTTCGCTCGGTCGAATAGCAGCTTGTACTCTCGTCTCTCGCCCTCGCCTAGGTTCTCGTAGTATCGGTTATGCCCCATCTCGTGAGTGACCGTGCCCCAGATTCGCGCCACTCGCGGGTCGGAGATACCGGGCGGATTGCCGAGCCTCTGCATCCACTGTTCCACATGGAACGGGAGAACGGTCCCAGCAGTCCCGCCCTTCGCTTGTAACGCATCCTGGATCGCATCGTCGATGCTTTTCAGATCCTTCCTGGCCAGACGCACGTGACTCGCGAGAATCCCCTGGCCGGACGGCACCGGCTTGCGCACCAGACCCACTTTGAGTAGTTCCGAGAGCGCTCCGTCAAATCCCTTGCTGGCCTGCCACGTAGAGAACTCCTCAGCGGTAACACCAAACCGGGGCGCGATCTCGGTGCGCACGTTGTTGATGACGTAGGCTCTGCTCTTCGCCAGATTCTCGATTCTATCCGCGACAGATTCGATTCTCGGCCACGCTTCTGTTGTCATACTTGCAAACGATTTCCAGTTGATTTCCAGATAGCCGTGACCGCCTCGGGCGATAGCGGCGCGGGCGCCCTTCAGTGTGTGCACTGCGACCGGAACGCGCGTCATCTCGCCTTCCACTACCTTGAGTATCGTGCGGAACGTGTCAGCGTCGACATCCCGCGGGACGACAAGCTCTCGCGTTATGCCGAGGTTCTGCCGGGCGTATTCAGCCATCTGCTGCTTCGTGGCGAGCCCATCCAGCGGCGACACGAAGGACGGAGGCTCAACCACCGCCTCTGCCGCCGGCGTCTCCGGTACGACCTGGAACGCAGCGTCCGTGTCCTCCGGCATCTCGACCGGCACGCTGCCGATCGACAGCACCTTCCCCTCCCACGGCCGGCACAGCGGGCACTCTCTCGGCGCGTCGCTCACGATCACGAGGTCCAGCCCGTTCGCCGTCAGCCGGTCGACGTGCCCCTGCACGGCAGCGCGCCCGCAGCCGGTGCGCAGCGCCATCTCCGTGTAGGACTCCATCGACCAGCCGCGCCCGGCTGAATCAACGAACCCCGTGATGCCCTTCTGCGCGAACCTGTTGAGCGCCGCCTGCGCCGCCTGCCGCCGGGTCTGGTCGCCGAGCAGGACGCCGCTAGAGCTCTCGGCGATGACGCTACGGTAGGCGTCCATGGTCGATCTGAGGATGCCGGTGTGCGTCGCCAGCACGTTGCCGAGCGTCTCCTGCGTCAGTGCCTCGATGGCGCGCAGGCCGGCGAGGGGTTCGACGACGGCAACGGCAGCATTCGCAGACCAGCCAGGAGGGGCGAGTTTGGTCCCTTCGAGAAAGTTCTTCGCACGACCCTCTGCTTGTGTGAGCCAGTGTTCAGCCTCTGCCGTCCTGCCGTCCTTGGCCATCCACCGGGCATCGTTCACCGCGTCGGCTATGAATCGGTCGTAGTATTCGCCGTTCTGCACGAACACGTCGAGCGCGGCGATGCGGTCTTCAAACGATGTCACCCCTAGCTTGGCGATGTCCGCCACGGCACTCATGCCACCCTGCTCATACGCACTCGTGATCGCAGTGCCGACGCCGCTCGCCGCCTTCTTCTCGAGGTCGGCGAGCAGCCGCCGCGCCTGCCGCTCGTACTCCTGCATCTGCGCCAGCTTCGTGGCCGCCCACTCGGGCGCATCGATTCCGCGTGACAGATTCCGGGCGATGCGCGCCACCAGCGCCGCCTCGGCGTCCTGGTAGTGGGCGACGACGCCGGCGGCGAGGTGCTCGGCTTGGGCGGGGCTGACGGGCACGCTACTTCTTCGGGAACGGCGGCGCCTTCTTGCCGCCGAAGGGCTGTTTCTTCGTCGGCGCCTTCTTGCCGACCGCCGGCTTGTTGACCTTCAACCTCTTGTCTTTCGACGTGCCTTTACTCGGGAAACCCATTGCCTACCTCCGCTGTCACGTTGTCGGGTTGTCCTTGTCCATTGCCGCCGAACGGTGGCGGCGCCCCGATGTCCGGGACGGCCGTGCCGGCTTCTGCTCGCACGAGCGCCACCTCTTCCTCGATGGCGGCTTCGTCCCAGTCCGGGTGGATCATCTTCACCTTGGTCGCCACAGACACGGCTACCGCCCGGTTGAGCGTCTCGGCGGTGCGCGCCAGCACCTCGGGATCGGGCTGCGACACGTCCGCCCACTCGACCTCGACCGTGCCCTTGGCGCCGGTCCTGAAGATGAGGGCGTCCAGTTCCAGCCACGTGGTGAGCAGCGGCTCCAGCGCTTGGCTCCAGTAGCGGGTCTTCTTGTCCCTCGTGCGGGCACTCTTGCGCTCACGGGAGACAACCTCAGTCGCCGTTGTCACGCCCTCGTTGCCGCGCCCGAAGGTGCTGGGACTGTAGCCGGCGGCGTCGAGAATCTGGTCAACGAGCGCGTCCGCCGTCTGCTGGTGCTCGGCGACCCGGATCGCGAACTGCTGCGCCGAGATGGCCTGCGGCGTCTCCTTCGCCTGCATGATGTTCAGGCCGACGAAGATTTCCTGGTCAACATCGAAGGTCGCGCCCTGCCCCTTGCCGAGGTTCTGCAGCATGTCCTCCGGCACGAGTAGCCGCGCCTTGGCCAGCCGCACGTCACGCATCCACGAGGTGTAGGTCTCATCGAGCGCGTCCATCATCGACTCGCAGCCGTCATAGTCGCTGCGCCCCAGGCGGCTCAGCTCGGGCACCTTGCGCCACCTGCGCTGCGGGCGCATGTTCGCCACGTAGGCGGCGGTGATTGCCTTGACGCCGGTGAGGATAGCGCCCTCGGCGTTCACGAGGTCGGCGTAGGGCCCGGTGCATTCGTGATCGGTCAGCGCCATGGGGTGGCCCAGCCGCTTGGCGTCGCCGCTGTAGAGGCCGTGATAGATAGCGCCGGGTTCGTGGCGCTCTAGATGCCGGACCACCTCCGATTTGCCGTTGCCAGGGTACTCGCTGAAGAAGGTCACGGCGGTCGGCTGCGTGACGCCCAGGCGCCACTCAGCGTAGGCGGCGTCGGCGGGCACCGCGTCGACGATCACGTGATCGACGAGGGCTGTGTCCCAGAGCAAGCGCAGCCAGCCGCCGCCCAGCCCCGCCACGATCTCGGCGGACTCGAGTAGGGATGCGTGGAAGTCGCCGGCGTTGAGCACTTCGTCAATGCGCTGCGCCGCAGCTTCGTTGCCGTCCTCCTCGACTGTGAACTGCGGCGGCTCGGAAAACAGCAGGTCGCTCGAAGCGGTGGAGATATCGGCGGCGAGCGGCACGTGCAGCCGGGCTTTGCGCTGCCCACTGACGGATGGCCTGCTCCAAAAGAAGCGCGCCACGCGGTTAACCACGCCGCCGGCGTACTGCGAGAGGCGCTCGCCGAAGGGGTTCACGCCGCCAGCGGCGACCTCGGCGTCGTAGTACGCAGTCGCGAGGCCTTCGGGATCGCCGACCAGCCAGGCCGACCAGAGCGATTGCTGGGCAAGTGCTACGCCGTGGGGGGGTGGCGGCCAGGGACCGCCTTGGGGCAGGCTCATGCGGCCTCCTCGATCTCGATGGGCATTGTCAGCGGCACCTCGTGCCGCCAGCGGCTCTGCGTGGTCACGACGCCGTACCTGAGCGAGTCGCAGAAGTGGTCGTTCTGCTTGACCGGCGCATCTTGGCCCTTGGCGGTCGCCTTGGCGTCCCAAGCATAGGACGGCAGCTCCGTGAGCAGGTGCGTGCACGCCGACGAGATGACGAGCCGGTCCACGGCCAGCAGCGAGGCGACGGTGCGGATGCCGTCGATGACCGCGTTGTCGGCGAGCACGACGCCGGGCACGCCGTCGGCCCAGAGCTGCTTGTGGAAGGACGCCGCGCTGGGGTCGATGATGACGCGCTCTGGCTGGCGCGGCGCAATCCACTTGCGGTAGTCGACGGAGAGGCCGGCGTCGGTGAGCGAGGGCGGCGCCCATTCGTCGACGACCACGAGCCGCGGACGCTCCTCAGCGCTGATACCGATGAGCAAGCCGGCGGTCGGCGCCGTGGTGCCGTAGTCGACGCCCACCGCCAGCAAGCGCGACACCGGCGGTAGCTCGTCGGGCTCGACCATGTGCCGCACCGGGTCCCACATCTCATAGACTGCGCCCTCGGAGACGCACCATTCGCCGTCAATCATGCGCCGTGCCCAGAGCCCCGTGATCTCGCGGCGCAGGTTCTCGACGAACGACGTCGGCAGGTAGGGGTTGTCGGGGAGACGGAACTGGAAGCGCGCCAGGGACAGCTCCTCGGCGCGCTGCAGGTACTTCACGTTTAGCCAGTGCAGCGGGTTGTCCGGGTTCGTGGTCGCCAGCAGGCGCGCGCCATCCAGCGACAGCCGGGACAACAGCATCGTGAAGAAGGATTCCGGCACCGTGCTAAGCTCGTCGACGTAGGCGCCGATCAGCGTCAGGCCGCGAATCTTCTCCTCGGCGCGTTCGTCGTTGGCGCCGACCAGGTACACGCGGCGGCCGCAGATGAACAGCTCCCCGGAGCCACCCACGTAGCGGCAGCGCTTGCTGCCGAGGATCTCAATCAGCGGGTCAACGATGTTCCGCTTCAGGGTGCGCTCGGTCCTGCCGGCCATCAGTAGGTTGCCCTCTGGGCCGTCGAGGATGAAGTCTAGCCAGGCGACGTCCGCCGCGACCGACTTGCCCGAGCGCACGCTGCCGTCACAAACGGTCATGCGGCTGCCCGCCATCGCGGCCCAGACCTCGCGTTGCTTATCGGTCAGACTGAGGATCACGAGCCCGTCCGTAGTCCGTCGAGGTAGCGCCTGACGTCGGAGGCGTCCTCGCCCGACTTCGAGGTCTGCGTCGCCAGACCGAGCAGGTCCGCCATCTGGCGCACGATCGCGGCGCAGGTCTTGTAGTCGTTGATCGCAAACGAGCGCCGGTAGAGCACGTTCAGGCGCCTAACCGCCTTGCCGAGCTCCTCGGGGTAGTGCGTCTTGCCGGCGTCGACGACAGCCTTGCGGGCGCGCTGGATGATCGTACTGCGCTGCCGGCGCTCGAGATCCCATTCCGCTCGCTTGTCCCGGATGTACTTGTGCAGCTCGTGCTGCGTGAGGCCGGCCACGATCAGGTCAGCCACTTCGGCGAGGCGTTCCTGCATCTGGCGACTGTCAGCTCTCGGGGTCGGCTTCTCCCTCGCGGCCATGCTCGAGCACCTCCTCCATCCAGTCGCGGTGGAAGCGGTAGATTGCCTCGTCGTTAACCAGCACATTCTGCTCAATGCGGGGATTCGCGGTGTAGTTCGCCGAGCCCTCAATCGTCAGGTAGGTGCCGGCGTCGAAGTTCGCCAGCAGCGTGACCTTCGCGTGATTCTCCGAGCAAACGAATCGCTGCCCGCGCCGGCGCATGCCCTGGAGCAGGGTCGCATAGACGGCGCCCTCGCGACGCTTGGTGAACAGGCCGGAGAGGACGCTGGTCTTGACGATCAGGCCGGAGTCGATCAGCTCGAAGAGCTCGAGCACGTTGCCGCGGTTCAAGACCCAGGTGGACCCGTAGAACTCGTCGACCCTGCCGATGTAGCTGAGCATCACGGGGATCCACGTCCAGTAGTCGAAGCGGCCGTTGGAGACGACGTGCCAGCACTCCCCCGGCGCCGGCACGTTCGGCATCAGGTCGGCGAGAAACTGGCGCTTCATGGCGTTCAGCGTCCGGTGCTTCAGGTCCGACTTGAGCGTGCGCGCCGTGATCTCGACCTGCGAGACGGACTCCTCATCTGCGAGCGGATCAGGGTCGTAGGCGAGCGCGTCCTCTACGTCGCCCCACGTCTCTTCGTCGTTTTCTATCGGGGCGCTCGGAGGCACTTCAGCTCACAGGCTCCGCCTGGGCTCCGCTCGCGGCCTCCCAGCGCGCGATCGCTAGGTCGCAGTAGGTGGGGTCGATCTCCATCCCGTAGCAGACCCGGCCAAGGCGCTCGGCGCCGACCAGCGCCGTGCCGGAGCCAAGGAACGGATCGTAGACAGCGTCGCCGGCGGCGGTCGAGTTCATGAGCGCCCTGGTCACCAGCGCCACGGGCTTCTGCGTCGGGTGGTCGGGCTTGGCTTCGTCGTGGCGGACGCGCCAGACGTCCGAGTCGGCGACGTCCGCGTGCAGGCTGGCGCTCTCGCCGGCAGCGAGGCGGATCGTGCGCAGCTTGCGCTTCGGCGGCCGCTCACGCACGTAGAGCTCTTGGCCGTTGCCGTCAGTGAGCAGCAGGCCCTCGCCAATCACCGCGGCGATGCCGTCCGTGCGTCCCGAGGTGACTTCCCAGACCGTCGACTGCGTGCGGTCGCCGTACCAGGTCGGGCTCTCGCCGGCGCGGGCGGCGTAGAAGCAGAGCTCGTGCCGCCATTGATAGTCGGACCTGCTGAGCGTCGCCCGCTCCTTCACCCAGACGATGTTGCCGCGCTCCTCGAGGCCGGCCGCCTTCAGCGCGAAGGCGAAGTCCTCCCACGTCGTCGAGGCATGCCAGATGTAGAAGGCCGCATTCAGCGCCGCGTGCTCGGCGGCATGCCGGAAGGCGGGCTCAAGCAGGGTGCGCACCAGCTCGTCGCGCTCCTTCTCATCACCGGCAATCGGCGCATGGTTCGGTGAGCCCTTGTAGTCGATGCCGTAGGGGGGGTCGGTCCACACGCAGTCAACCCCCCGGCCGTCGAGCAGACGCGCCACGTCGGCGCCGTCGGTCGCGTCGCCGCAGAGGATTCGGTGCTTGCCCAAGGCGTAGAGATCGCCCAGCTTCGTGCGCGCCGGCGCCTTCGCCGGCAGCGCATCGTCCGCCCTGGGGTCGGCCCAGTCGGCGCTCAGGCGCTCGAGCTCGGCGCTGTCGAGGCCGGTCAGCAGCACATCGAAGTCGACCTCGAGCAGCGCCGCGATCTCGGCGGTCAGCAGGTCCTTATTCCAGGTCGCCTCCTGGCCCGTCCGGTTGTCGGCGACGCGGTAGGCTCTGACCTGCGTCGGCGTCAGGCCGCGTGCGACGAGCACGGGCACTTCCTCGAGCCCCAAGTGCCTGGCCGCCAGCAGCCGGGTGTGGCCGGTGATGATCACGCCGCCCTCGTCGACTACGATCGGCTGCTGGAATCCGAACTCGCGTATCGAGGCCGCGACCTTGCTTACCGCCGCCTTCGGGATCACGCGGGGGTTGCAGGCGTAGGGGATGCAGCGGGAGAGCGGCCACATCTCGACAAGGGGCTTTGTTTTCACGGGTGTACCTTTAGGCGGCATGGTGTCCCATCGTGACCAGGTTGCAGGGAGGTCCCTCTACTTAGGCGCGAGTCGGCAAGCCCGCGGCCTCGGCAAGGCGTCCGACGGCGCAGGCAAAGCGGCATATCACGGCCTGGTGCGTGACGCCTTCGAAGGCGGCGATCTTGCGGAAGGAGAGGCCGCCGCAGAGACGCATCTCGACGACGGCGAGCTGTTTGACGGAGAGGATCGTGAGGTCGAAGTGAGGGAACTGCTCGGCGAGTGATTCGGAGCAGCTACTCCTTGGCGGCGCACTCCCGGCAGACGACGAGCCTCTCGCCGGGCGTGACGTCGACGAGCAGGCTGAGGCCTTCGGCGGATGACTCGACTTTGGGGTCGAGCTGCGCGATGACCTCACCGTCGTCGCCACACTCACGGCCGCAGACGGCGCAGGTCGAGCGGGGATTGAAGAAGCGGGCGCCGAAGGTGGCGGTCAGCGGCGGGGTCATGTTCGCAGCCTATCACGCACCGAGCCTACCGCCCGGCGTTGTTGGAGGAGGATGAGATCCTGATGAGATCCTGATGAGATCCTGATGAGATCCTGATGAGATCCTGATGAGATCCTGATGAGATCCTGATGAGATCCTGATGAGATCCTGATGAGACCCGGCATGAGACCCGGCAGATGTAGCAACAATGTAGCCGACTCTGCACACCGGGGGCGTTGACGAGAGGCGCCGGCCTCTCTGCCGGGCCGGGCTCAGTCAGGCTCTCTCTGCGGGGGTGGTGTGGACGCTGCGGTATCCCGTCAGCGGTCTACGGAACCGAAGGTCGCAGGTTCGAGTCCTGCCGTGCGCGCCATCTTTTTGCCTGCACCTGAGATCAATCTGCGCGTTGCCGCTCGAAGCCCTCGCCGAAGATGTAGCCGGTCCTGTACCCGTTTCAGAGCGAAGAGGCCAACGGCGTGCCTGAAGAAGGGTGCGAAGAAGTGAGACGGTGCAGAGACGCACTGCGTGGACAGGACAGCGTTGCTCATCGTAGCAAGGGTACAAATCCTCCCCGTCTCTGCCGTCTCAGCATACCCTACTGGCGCGGCACAAGTCGCTTCTGCAGGCTCGCCGCCGCCGACTCCTGGACCGCCAGCTTGGCGTGCAGGTAGCCCTCCGTCGTCTTCACGTCGGCATGCCCCTGACGGTCGCGGATCGTCAGCGGGTCAATGCCGTCGTCGCGCAGCCAGGTGGCGTGCGTGTGGCGCAGGGTATGAAAGTCGGCGTCCTCGATACCGAGCGCCGTGAGCAGGTCGGCGAAGTGGTGCGTGAGCGTGTCGGGGACGCGCCAGGCGCCGCGCTTGCCAGGGAAGACGATGCCCTGCGGGTTCCAGCCGCGCTCCCGCAGCGCCCGCTTCTTCTGACGCAGCCGCTCGGCGCGCAGCGCGTCCACCGCCACGGCCGGCAAGAGCACCGGACGCACCTCTTCCCCGTCCGCCTTGGTCAGCTTGAGCACCGGCCCCCTGCCCTTCTCCTGCACGAGGTTGTGACGGGCATAGAGAGCGCTGGCCGCCAGGTCGATGTCGCGCCACCTGAGGGCCAGCACCTCGCCGCGACGCAGGCCGGCGCAGAGACCGGCGAGCGCCGGCCCGTAGAGGTCGTCGCGCTCGCCACCCTTGCGCCTTGGGATGCGGCCCCGCAGAGCGAGCGCCCCCGCGAGCAGCTTCTTCACCTCGTCTTGCGAGAGTGACCGCCGTGGATTCCCGGGCCGCGGCTTCTTACCCTTCACAGCCTCGGCGGCGTTCCACTCGAGGCGCCGGGTGCGCACCCCGAACGACAACACGGAGCGCAGGCACGAGAGGTGATGTTCGACGGTCATCGCCGAGAGGCCGGCGCGGCGCTTGGCGGCCTTGAACTTGAGCACCTCGGTCGGGTCGATGTCGGCGGCGACGTCCTTGCCGAAGTACGGCTCGAGGTGGCGGCGCAGGATCGACTCGTAGCCGGTCTGCGTGGTCGGCGAGAGCTCAACCATGTGCAGGTCGCGGAAGTCGGCGACCAACTTCTTGAAGGTCTCGCCGGAGTGAGACGGACGGCCGTGGTGCTTGAGCTTGTCGGTGAGCCGGATGCGGGCCGCAGATACGGCGTCATGCTGGAGCCGGCGAATCGCATTCGCCTGCGTCCTGCCTGCTCCACTACCCTCCGACTCGAACGCCCTCCAGCGTCCGTCCGGCAGCCGATACGTCCACCCCATTTGCCGAGCATACTACGAACGCCGGCTCTTGCGCATGCCGTTCACAACGCCAATGAAGTCCTCGACGCGGTCGACGATGAACACGTGAACCCCTTGCTCGGCGGCCTTGGCGATGAACGCCTCCTGACCCAGGGACAGGCAGCCGTGCCCCTCGCCAGGCCGGTGGACGCGCTTCGTCTCAATCCACACCGTGCGCCCGGCGCAGTTCACGGCGAGGTCCGGCAGGCCGATGGTCGAGCCCGAGCCCTTGGCGCGACGCTGGCCCATCTCGACGAGCTGCACGTTCATCGCTTTCGACACGACGCGGATCTCGGACACCAGGTCGCGCTCGAGGACGGTACTCACGTCGTTTCCCTCTCGGCCACAGGGCGTGCCCTGACCTTCGTGGCGTCATACCTCGCTTGGCACCGCTGCCAGTCGGTCGGATAGAGGTTGTCGAACCAGTACTCGGTCCAATCCCAGCGCGAGTGCAGGTGCTTTAGCTCGGCCTTCAGCTCGGCGATGCGGGCGTCCACGCCGGGTTTCTCATACCACTCGCTGCCGTCGCGCTCGATGGCGTGGATGAGGTCGCTCACGGCGTCTCCCTCCTCGCTCGGCCCGCACGGATCACACTCATGGTCGCACGAGGACATCGAATCGTAATCGCAGACATCTCGGCTCACGACGCCACCTTCTCAGCCGGCGCCCCCACTACGCTGCCCTGCTCGAGTGCCACCACGAGCAGCTCCTGGCCGTAGTCTTCGGGGGCGATGACGTCGCGCAGGTTGCGGTATCCGCCACCGTCCTGCGTCAGTTCGCGCCGGGCGACGACCGTCCAGTCATCGACGCTGTGCCCGACGTTCAGGCCGGCAACGGTGAAGTAGTCGGCGACAAGCTCGCCGTAGCGCGTGCGGTCGCCGACCGGCGTCTCGTGGGGGTCGTCGTCGCCGGGGTAGAGGGCGATGACCTCGGGCTTGCGTGGTTCCCAACTGCCGCCACCGCAGCCCGTGTGGTTAGAGCCTTCGCATTGGCGCAAGTTGCAGTCGTCGTTACCGCAGGTGTCGCAGCTCACGGCAGCCGCCTTGCTCATAACCTCGCCGGTGATCGGGTCGACGGCCGGCGGGACGGTGGGGTCCACGCCGACACCGTCGGGGTCGAGGGCACCGCTGTTGACGATATCGGCGGCCTCCTGCATGACGTTGCGTGCCACATCCGGCCCTCTTGTGATCAGCCGCTTGCGCTCACGCTCTGCGGCCTGGTCGATGGCGACGACGAGGTTGTGGGCAGCGCCGACGCGATCCGAAGCCTTCTGGTAAGCCTTGGCGATCTTCTCGTCGTCACTCAATGCCTCGAGCGCCTTCACCGCCTTGTCGCGATCGGCGCGGTGGACCTCGGCGAGCTCCTCGAGCAGCTCGAGGGTCGTCCTTGGAAACATCTCGGTCTGCGTGGTCATCTGGTCAGCTCCTTTTCGTTGGGGTGGGTTGCGTGAACGGGGGTGCGAAAGGCTTGGACGTCACGGCATGTCGTCCATTTCAATTGGCTCAAAGTGCGAGTGGTGAACTGTCCCCCTATAGATAGGGGGGGACTGTTCCCCACCCACTCCGGGCGCCTGTTCCCCACCGTTCCCCGAGGTGTTCCCGAGGCTAAATGAGGACTGTTCCCGGTCGTTTCCAGGTAGTGGTCCCGGGGGCTGATCGGAGGGGTGTTCCCCAAGGTGTTCCCCGGCCTCTGAGCGCCGCCCCGGGGCAAGCTCGCGCCGCCATTTGAGGGCCGCGGAAACGACGTCGTGACGTCGTCCTTCGTTGATCTCGCGGAGCTTCGTTCCTGCCGTTCTCACTGATGCGTCCAGCGGAATCTCGAGCCGGTCCATGATGTTCGCCACGACCCGCGTCCCCTCCGGCCAGTCGAAGACCGCCGGCAGGTAGCAGAGCGGGAAGTCCTGCATCAATAAGGTCACCGTCTCCGGCACCCAGGACATACGCGATAGTTCGCGCTTGAGGGTGATGCCGCCCTCCGTCGGCGTGAGCTTCCACACCACGTCGACGTCGTCGCCCTTTCCGCTGCTGCCGCGCTGGCCCTTAGCGGAGTCCTTGCCGCCATGATCGAGGCGCAGCCAGGTGACGCCGCGCTGCTTGAGCCGTAGGCCGGTGTGCACGTAGAAGAGGCGCCAGGTGTCGGCGCTGTTCTCCTCACCCCACACGGCGCGGCTGATCGTGTCGATGACGACCACGACGTGCCGGCCGGGGTCGCTGCCCGTGATGCCGTCGACAAGCGCGGCCAGCGCCACGCCGCCCTCTTTGGTGTCGAGCGCCGGCAGGGTCGGCAGGAGCGCATAGTGCAGGTGCGAGAAGTCAGTCTCCGGGCCGTAGCCCATGTCGCGGAGACGCTCGCGCACGTCGCTGGCGGTCATCTCATAGTCGAGATAGAGGCAGGAGATCCCGGCCCCCGATGTGGCAATATCAGCGGCCATGAACAGCGACAATAGGCTCTTGCCGCCCTTGTGCACCGCGTAGATGGCATGCCCCCGGCCGCGGGCCAGGATGTTCTTGTATGCCCACTCCTGCTGCTCCTCATCGTCCCAGAACGTCGACCAGTCGACGTAGATGCGATCCGCGGGCGACTCCGGCGGCAGTAGGCCAGCGCGCGTGAGCGCCGCCTTGATCTCGGCCCCGGCGTCGTCGCACACCGGGGTGATGAGGTCGATCGTCTCGGCGATACTGTGGGTGATGGCCTCTGGCGTCTGCCCAGCCAGGCGCTCCGCCCAGTCGTCAAGGCCCATCTCGAGATCCTGCTTCTTGAGCGGCGGCACTGACTTCGACGCCGCGGCGATAATGCGCGCTGTCTCCATGGGGTCAAAGCCGCCGCCGTTGCCCTGCGCCGCCGGCGGGGCCGCCGCGATGGCCTCGTCGAAGGCTTGAGCGAGCTCGTCGTCAGCGGGGGTCATCGGGGGCTGACCTTGTAGTCCTTCACGACGACGCCATTCTTCGCGGAACCCCGCGTGTGCATCGGATGCCAGAAGGAGCCCTCGTACTTGCCGAAGAGCTTGGCGTCAGGGCCGTAGTGGGCGAAGTGCCCGCGGCAGATGTGCAGAGCCTTCTTGAGGCCGTTGTGCTCGATACCGCCCTCGTCGCGTAGGACGCGCGTCATGGGGGCAATGTCGAGCACCTTGTATGTGATCGCCGGCGGGCTGTGGCGGCGCTGCTGGCGGGTCATGTGGGGCGTATGGTCGCGGATGGCGACGTTCTTGCAGTGACAGAACAAACACGCGGAGAAGACGCGCAAGGTCGCTATCCGAAGCAGCCCAACAATCGCGTCAAGTTGTTCTCTCGTGAGGTGCTTCGATGGATCGTGCACTGTGTGGACTGCGGCCCCAGCGTCACCAAAGTCGGCCAACAGCCCGTCCGTCGCAACGTGGAACATCGATGTGCCTGCGCGCATCGCACCCGGCTCCATATCTGCGTAGGTGTCCATAGAGACCATGAAGCCGTCGTCTGGAACAACGAGCCCCTCGTCCTCAGGAAAGAGGGGGAGGGCGTTGCCTGGGGAAAGAACTTGTGAAAGCACACAGAGCCTTACGCGGTCGCCCGTCGCGAACTCGAAGGCCGCTCGGGGCCAGGGCGGCATGACCGGGAAACTCTTGAGGTCGTCTACCAGATTGCCCCTGTCCCCGGCTTCAACATAGTTAGCCACGTTTTGGATGTCGACGACAACGGGGCTGCCTAGCTCCTCCAGCCCGATCTCCTCACACAACCTCACGACGCACCTCCTCGTCGGCCACCCGGAACGCCTTGTCCCCTCGGCAAGCCCGGCAGTCGTCCTCCCGGCGCCCGGCGGCCAGCATGCCCGCGAGGATGACGCCGAGGGCGGCGCCGGCCAGCATGCCCGCGAGGATGACGCCGAGGGCGGCGCCGGCCATGCCCGCGAGGATGACCAGGGCGATCACGGGGCCGCCTCGTACAGCCGGCAGGCGTTCCACTTCAGGCGGTGGTCGGTCGCCGTGCTGCGGCTCATGCCGCGGCGATCGCACTTCCAGTAGGTCTTGTTGCCGGTTGGCGACGTGGCGACGGCGTGGACGCAGGTGCGGCACGTCTTCCCCTCGGGGCCGCGACCGTGCCGCACAATCATCGGGTTCGGGTCGTAGTTGTTCGCGATGTCGCCGATGGGCAGGATGAGGTTGCTCACGGCGTCACCGCCGCCGGCCAGTCCTTCGTCGAGCTGACGCACGAGCCGGTCGCGCCGTCTTCCATGGGGCAATTGTCTTCGGCGGCACGCGGGCACTCAGCACAATCGTGCTTGTAACCGGGGCCGCAACCGGTCAGTTCGCAGCCGCAGGGCGCGAGGTCGCCGACCTCGCAGCCGCACTCCTCGCTGCACAGACCGCTGTACCCATCGTCGATGAGCTTCTCTCCGAGGTAGGCGAGCAGGTCCTTCATCGCGTTACCTCCCCCACCACGAACTGATGACAGCGGCAGCACTCCCAGTAGCGCCAGGTCTGCGGCGGTTCCACATCCTTGTACACAATGTCGGCGTACCAGGTCGGGTCCATCTCGATGTGGCAGTCGGGGTTCGGGCAGGTCATGATTCACCCCCCTCAGAACGGGATGTCGTTGTCGGCGAAGTCCCCGGCGCTGAGTGGTGCCGCTGCCGGCGCCGCGGCCTTCTGCTGCGCCGCCTCACCGCCGCCGGCCCCGTCGCTCTTCGGCGGGAACGACCACTGCGCGTTGCGGATCACAAGGTTCGTGTGCGCGTTACCGTCCCGGTCTGTCCAGTGGCGCTCCTGCAGCTCGCCGGCCACCTCGATGCCGGAACCCTTGAAGAAGTACTGCGCCACGGCGTCGACGCTGCGCCACAGCTCAACGTCGAAGAACAGAGCTTGCTTCTCGTAAGCGCCGTCGTCGTTCTTGGCGCTGTAGTTGCCGGCGACGCGCAGGTTGGCCACCTTGGCGCCGCTCGGGGTCTCGTTGATACGCGGATCGGCGCAGAGGTGACCTGACAGGGTGAGCTGGATCATGATGTCCTTTCGCTGGCGGCGTCCTGCCGCGGGGGGATCTTCAGGGATGCGCCGAGCGGCGCGTAGACTTCGCCGCCGCAGCGGCGCACGGTGTCGACCCACTCGCCGGCCTCGCGTAGCGTCAGCTCGTGGTCGGCCTGCGGGTCGGCGCAGTAAGTGCGTATCACGTAGGTGCCGTCACGCCGGCAGAGCTCGTGGACGGCGGCGTCGGTGGAGAGGCGGGCTATCAATTGGCTCATGGCGTCCCCCTCCCCATCCAGTGGGACGGGGTGAATCGGCAGGGGCAACCCGGCTTGGTGGGTCCAAATGTCGCACCAGGCGAGAAGCACACGTACATGTCGTCGGCGTCAGAGTGGGGATTCCAGAGGCGACAACTCCCGCACATCTCCCGCCGCTCCACCTCCCGGTCTACCGCAGCGAGGGCGGCGTCGGCGATGGACTCGCGGATGTACCTGATACCGCACGCGCCGTGCAGCATGAAGTTGTGTTTGCCGTCGTCGTAGTAGCGCCGCACTTCCGGCAGTTCTCCGATGTGGTCAAGGCTCACAGCGCCCCCCATCCCCAGCAGACGCAGTTGAGCCCGACGTGCGGCCAGTGCGTGCGCTCGCAGGCCGACGTGAGTGGTTCGCGGTGCCGGCAGTTCGCACAACGCTCGACGCCTAGCGTCGGCATCGGCACGAGCTTCACGTAGCCGCCGCCGCTGCCGGGCACGCCTTCGATGGCGACGTCGCGCCGTAAGCGCACGGCGGCGTTGTTGATGGCGCCACGCCCGACCTTGTAGCCGAGCTCCTCGCGGACGTCGGCCGTGGTCACGATGGTGTTCGGCCGGCGCTCCGTGAGGCGCAGGAGGGCGCGGCGGGTGGTGAGCGCGTCGGAGTGGCGAGTGGCCGGCGGGATGGTGAATCGCTTGGCTGTCGTGGCAGGGGTCATGGTTTCGCCTTCCGAGAAAACCACGCTCTGTCCGCCGTTTGGCGGGGCCACTGGGCAACGGCGAACAGAAGCTCCTGCTCTTCGGCTCCGACGTAGGAGTCTCGGCCACAGAGGCGGTGCCCACGTGGCGCGGTGGGTACGTCCACGTGGCGGTCTCCGAAGAAGTCCGGGTCAGATGAATTGATCGCCAGCCACCAGTTGCGATGGCCGGGTATTAAATAGTGGTCTGTGGCGTTCATGAGGCCACGCTAACCGGGAACAGCGTTGGAGGAGCTAGCATCTCCAGTTCAGCATCGAGCCTGCCGCGCTGGCAGGGGGAACAGTAGCGGTCTGCCGGATGCCATTCTCGATGGTCACGCGCTAGATGCGCCCCGCAGGCGGCACATGGTAAGGCCGCATCTAAGGGTGCCTCGCGCGGCCGCGTCATCAGTACGTAGTAGGCGCCGCGGTGCGCGCCGACCGGCGTGTAGTTGTGGAAGCCGTAGCCGCGGCTGGCGAGGCGTCCGAGCACGACGCTCACGTAGTTGCGGCCGCCGAGGGCGCCCTCCTCATAGCCGCAGGCGACCGCTAGCTCGCGGATGGTCCTGGGGCCCTCGCCGAGTAAGTCGACGATGATCTGATGGCGGGGAGCGAGAGGAATCATGTCTTCACCTCTTCGGGAGGCTCAAGTACAAACGCCGCGATGAAGCGTCCGGTCCCCTTACCAGGCTCGCCGTCTTCCGTGGCGCACCACTTGATGTCTTTCAGGTTGCGGATGTCGGCGCCGGCTTCGACTAGGTAGTGGATCCATTTGTCGATGGGGAAGACGAAGACGACGCGCTTCCCTTTCGCGTTCTCGGCGATGGCCTTGCGAACCCAAGCGGTCGGACCTTTGAATGGGGGGTTGACGTAGTTGGACTGCCCCCACTCCGCTTCCAGGCCGTCGAAGTCATCGGGCCGTGGGTAGGGGCACGGGTCAAAGTCGAAGTGGAACTCGGCGTCTAGTTCCGCCAGCACGTCCGGCGGCGTCAGCCAGTAGTGCTTTCCATCTCCCGCGCCTTCGTAGGGGGTCATGACTGCCCCCTTGCCGCGCGGCTGGCCATCTTCTCGAGTGCGTCGACGATGCGCCGCATGTCGCTTTCCGTGGGGAACGTCTCGCGCCCCACGAGCGTCGTCGTCGCGCCCTCGCCGCGCGGCTGGCGGTCGGGGTGGGAGCCGCAGTAGTCGTTCGACTTCACCTGCGGCCAGCGAGCCATACTCGACTTGCCCCGAGTCTTCGGCGGCTGACAGCGGCAGACTCCACACATGTCGTTCCATTTCACGTAAAACGGACAGCCTGTGTCGCATCTCGGATCGTCGCTCATGCCGCCGCCCCTTCCGTCGCCCCGACGACCCCGGTCTGCAGGTCGACGCTCCAGCGGTTGAAGCGGTCGATCATGCGCGTGGCCGCTGCCTTGGTGAGTAGCTTCCGGCTGCGCACGCCCTCTTCTGTCTCCATGTAGGTGCGCCACTCCTGCTCGCCGACGCCCTTGGCCTCGATGCTGGCGCAGAGCGCGCCGAGTCGGGTAATCTGCTGAGGAGTCACCGTAGGTTTGCGCTTCGCCTTGCCGGGCTCAGCCGTCTTCTCGGCCTGCTCCTTGATCGCCTCGTCGAGGACGTCAAAGCCGTCGTCATCCTTCGCCCCGCCTTGCGCCATAGGAGCTGCCTGTGGCGCCGTTTCCGGCTCTGTGGTAGTAGGAGTCACCGCAGGCGCGGCGACCTCCTCAGCGGGCTCCTGCGTGGACGGGGCAGGCTGCGTGAAGTCCTCGGCGGAGACAGCCGCCGGGACTGGTGCAGCGGCCGGAGCGGTCGGCTCCAGAGGCGGCGGGTCGGCCAGCTTGCTGAGCTGCGCGAGGACGTATGCGAACCTGTCGGCGGGGATGCTGCCGAAGCGCTTACCATCTCCGACACCGTTTTCGCCGAGGATGGTGAGCACGGCGGCGTCCGTCCTTCCCTTGCTCCAGATAGCCGCATGGAGCTGCTCGGCCTGCGTCCGCGTGATTCCGCCGTTGGGCGCCTTGGGCTCGTCATGCGTCACTGCATCTCGCAACGCCTCGACTCGCCCCTGCACCTCGGCAGCCGCCGCTTGTTCGCGCTGCTCGTCGGCGCGAGCCGCCGTATTGACCGCCGGCGCTCCCGCCTGCTCCACGTCGGCCTCGTCTCCCGACTCGATCAGGAACATTTTGAGCAAGCCGTTCTTGAGCGCGTAGGAGAGTGCCTTACCGCTGCCCTTGTCGTCGGTATCGACGCCTTCGCCCGGGAAGCTCACGCTGTAGGCTTCCTCGGGGTTGTCGGCATTCACGAAGGTCAGGCGCAGCACGAGCGTCGTCTTGTAGCGCGCGGCTCCGCTCTTCGTCGTGCCGACCTGCTCACAGCCAACGGACGTCTCGTCGATGCCGCTCATGAAAGCGATGCCGTGTTTGACGAGTGCCGGACGCAGGGCGGCGACCACGTCGTCATGTCTTACGTACTTGAAGCTCGGGCCGCTCTGCGTCTTGCCCTCCTTCTGGATGTAGCCCACTTCGCCCATCACGGCCAGGAGCCGCGCGGCGAGCGTGGGGGATGTGTTCTCAGTCATGGTGTGTACCTCCGATGAGCCGCGCGTCAGTGCGTGCGCGGGCTGTAAGTGATGTCCTCAACGCAGCCTTCTACGTCGCCGCCGGCCTTGTATGTACGGGCGATCTTCGCCACGTCGAGCGTCCAGTACTCGATGGGGATCTGCGATTTCTCGACGATCACGAAGCCGCGTGTCTTGACCATGCCGACAGTGCCGGCCTCGGTGCGGGTGACGGCCTGGGCGACGGGGATAACCGCCGGCGGGGCGATCGGGACGGGCTCCGACGCGGGCGCCGGCTCCTCCCCACGCTTCTGTGCCGCAGCCGCCTCGGCCTCAGCCTTGGCGCGGGCGACGAACGCTTCACGCTCGAGCCGCTCCGCCTCGCGGCGGGCGGCCTCTTCGATAGCCTTCTGGGCGGCGTAGTAGACGCCGACCTTGGCGCCGATGAGCGTCTTCGCTCTCTTGAAGGGCGCGTAGGCGTCATTGAAGGCGGCGTCGATCGCGTTGCACTTGGCGAGCGGCTCCGCCTTCACCTCGTCATGCCGGGCCGTGGCCTGCCGGAGGCCCTTGGTCACGATGGCCAGTACGGTCTTGGCGCCGGCGTCGGTCTCGTCGTCAGTGATCTCGAGAGCCTCGGCCTGCGTGGCCAGCGCAAGGCCAGCCTCGCGGATGGCCGCGGCCTCGAAGTCGTAGGGCTGTAGCGCTGTGGTGGTGGGGGTCATCGGGTAGTCTCCTTGGTGCGCGCGAGCTGGGCGCGTGCCGCAGCGTCGACGCGCTCGGCGGCCAGGCGGCCGCGGGCAGTGGTCAGGTAGTAACGGTCCGAGGCCGCATCGGCCGCGGCGTCTTCATTGGCGTGACGCAGGAAGGTCTCGACCATCTCGGGATTCGGAGGCAACGGCGGGGCGAAGTGCCAGCCGTTGGCCTGCGCTTCGTCTTCGCGCTCCTGCTCGGCGTCGAGCATCATGTACTGGGGGTAGGTCTCGGCGTAGGCGGGGTCGGTCATCGGTCCACGTCCGGAGCCTCGTACTGCCCAAACCCGGCGTTCATCTCGTCCTCACAGCGGTTGTGGCCTGAGCATTCGGCGCAGGTGAACTCGTCAACTGCTGGACACGTCGGCTCGCTCATGCCGCCTGCTCCTGAATCGAGCGCGGGCAGGCAGTGGCCGTGAGCGTCTCGCCGAAGAGCGCCAGCTCCATTGCGATCTGGCAGCGGGGTTCGCTGTAGGCGTCGGAGGTGACGAAGACGCAGGCGGCGCAGCCGAGCTCCATGCCGGCCTGCCACGGCGACAGCCCGGTCATGATGACGCCGCCTTGCGGGCTTCGCCCAGACGGCAGTACGGGCACGGCAACGGCTCATCTTCGTGCCAGATGGTGCCGGCGTCGTGACAGGCCGGGCAGACGCCGGCGGACGATGCGCGCCAACTCTCGAGGGCGGCTTCGTAACCGGCGTGCAGCAGTTCGCGGCGCTTGCGAGTGGTGTCGCTCATGACATGCCCGCCGCGCGCAGCGCCAGGAGCGCGATCGCCGTGAGCATGCCGATGAGGCCGAGCGTGAGGATCAGGATTGTCCAGGCCAGGAGGTTCATGGCTTCGACCAGACAAGTGCCAGAAGGACACACAAGGACATGAGGCCGGCGGCCGTGAGGAGGACGCAGAACGTCCAGGCGGCGACGTCGGAAGTGGTAACGCGGGGCTTGCGATTCCAGCGGCGACGGGTGGTGCGCGAGACTGGGATATTGCGCAGAGCCGTTTTCGTGTTATTCTCAACGGCAACTGCCTGGGGTTTTGAAGGATTCTTCGGGTCAGCTAGGGCCGGGCGCCGTACCAGCGGCTGCTCGGCCCGTCTTTTACGGGCCATCTCTTGCTCCTATC